AAAGATTAAGCATGTATGGCCGCGAACAAAGTCCAGAATATCAAAATTATTTAGAAAGATTGAGAGAAGAAGAAGCTGCGAGAGAGAGAAAACGCGCAGAAAGAAAAGCTTTATTGAATCAATTTCTTGGAACATTAATTAGTACTGGTTTATCGATGGGTATATCATCAGCAATTGGTGCTGCCAAAAACGCTTCACAAGCAAAAGCTAATTTGAAAGGCGCGACAGGAAGTACGTCAGCTGGAAAAACAACGGCAGTTACAAGCTTTGGTGATGCCAAATCTTTAATTAATAGTGGCGGTTCAGTTAAATTGGTAGATGGTTCTGTTCTAACAAAAGCAGATTTTGCTAATGGTTTTTCTAGATCAGCGTTGAATCAAGTTGCTGCAACCAGATTTGCCGCATCTGGAATATCTGTAAAACCAGGAGGAATATTTAATAGATCAGAAGCAACAGTTTCTGGTACTACTTATGTTGGTGGTGGAAATGCTCCAATAAATAAATCATTTGGCAATGTATATCAAGCTTTTGAATATACTAGAAAAATGAGCACGTTTAAACCAACTGTACAAGGCTTGCGTGGTAGACGACAACAAGGTGGAATAATAGGTTTTAATCAGGGCGGATTTTTACCATACGGTTCTCGTTTAACTGATAGTATTCCAGCTTATTTAACAGGTGGTGAATATGTTATTAATAGTCGCGCTGTTAGAAAATATGGTGTTGGTGGTTTGAATAGAATCAATTCTGGTATTGCAAGATTTCAAGATGGTGGAATGGCTGGCGACAATCTTTCTCCTTCTCAGAACACATCAAATACTTCCAATAGCAATATATCAATTAATATTACTGTCAATGCCAATAATGGTAAATCTAGCGATGAACAAACTGATTCTAATGATAATTCAAAAGAAGGAACTAAAGAATTGAGTCATAGAATAAAAGCTGTTGTTCTAGATGTTATAACAAGCGAACAAAGAACTGGTGGTTTATTAGATTCTACTAAGAAACGATAATGAAATTCTCTCAAGCTCAATACGATCAAACAGTTTATATCGGTGGCAGAAAATTAGATTATGTCACAGATGTAGATGGATCGTATAATCATAGCACAAAATCAATAAATATATTTGGTCAAGGTTCAATTAAAAATGTTGTTGCTGGAATTCCTCAAGGTGATTTTTCAATTACTAGAACAATGGTTGCAGAAGATTTTATGCGTCAGTATACAGGTATAGATTCTTTTATAAGAGGATCAATTAATTATGGCGATAAAATATTTGGCTTTAATCAGGGAAGTTTAACTTCTTATTCATATTCTGTAAATTATGGCGAACCTCCAGTTGCTAATTATGGTATCACAGTATATGGAGACATTGGTAGTGGTTTATATATTGATAGCATAAATGCACCAATGATGAAAGATTCATCATCACTAAATGCAATAGGAAACAAAAAAGATGCGCCATTAAAAGTTCCATTGCCAAGTACAATTAATATATCGTGTAAAGGTAGTAGCACAAATAGAGTATTAAGTTTTAATTTATCAACTCAAATCAACAAAAATGAAATTTGGCGCACAAATTCAATATCTCCATTTCAAATTAAAACAAAATGGCCTATTGAAGTTTTAACAGATATAACAATTGAAGTAGATGATTATCAAACAAAACGTCAATCTGATGCTCTTTTTACTAATGCATTTGATAATTTTTCTATAAATATATATGGTATAGTTTATGAAGACTCCGAAATTACTACCGAGGATGGAACACCTATTACAACAGAAGGTGGTATACCAATATTATTTTTAAAGAGAAACGATGCTAGTCCTACTAGTAATCAAGTATTTAATTTTAGCAGCTCTAATACAAGACTAATATCAGAACAATTTACAAGCACTGTTGATGATGTAGCTACTGTAAAATTGACTTATCTTACATATCTAAATAAAACATATCCATCTTATGTTGGAAATTATATAGAATAAATATTAATATAATAAATGTGTAATAAATATTATGGGCGATAAAATATCAGATTTACCTTCTTCAAGCACGATATCATCAAGCGATGTGCTAATTAAATCTAATTCTGCTGGAAATACAGAAATAATTACATTAGATGATTTTCAAAAGAATTTTTATTTCTTGCGCACAACTGGTAGCAATACGATGCAAATCGGTGTTTCTGACTATGAATTGCCTGTAATGCGAATACCTTCAAGTAATAGATATGTTGGAATCGGAGGTGGATCTTCATTTGTTCCATCTTCGGTTTTACATATTAGTGGATATACAGGACAAAATACAATTGTAACTATTCATCCTGCAAGTGGTTTTACTGGTTATTTAAAGTTCCATGATAATTCAATTCCTTGGTATCTAGGAAATATCCCAAGTGGTAAATTTTTTGTAAGTGGTTATTCAGCAAATATTTATCAGTCTTCTTTTAATGTTCAAAATGATGGTAGAGTGTTGATTTCTGATGGTAGTGAATATTCAGTATCTGATGTGGAGTCAGGAATCAATATGCAATTTTTTGCTAAAACAGGTTTGCGGATGTCTTTTGATAATAATACTAATTCTAATGATATAGATTTTGATTATAGTGGGATACAAAGTGATAAAGATTTATATATTAATTATCGACCAGACGCAAGTATATTAAGTGGTACTTTTGTAGGTTTAAGCGGAGCGGTTTTTGTAGATCATGACAACGGTTTAACAAGAATAGGTAATAATGATGATAGAGTGCCAGATGCGCGATTAATGGTAACTAATGATACTACAAATGGTACTTCTTATAGAACATTTTTGATTGAAGACGTTGCTAATCCTAACATGAGTTGGAGAAAAATTGTTGGTGGTTCTCCTAATCGCGCATCAATTACTTTTGATGGAACTAATCAATTATATTTTGGATTAAATAAATCTGCTGGTGCAATCAGTCCATTAGATCCGTTGATTGTTGACTTGCAAAATAAAAGAATAGGTTTCGGAGTAGATCCTGCAAGCACTATTGATATATCTGGAGCTAATAATACAGTATTCACGCGATATCAATGTGCTATTAATACATTAATAATGAAATATCAATTGAATGAAGAATTAGGTAGCACAACGGATGAAATATTTCATACATATTCTTCTGGTACAAATAATAACATGATTGTTGGATATAAATTTCTTGCATCTAATTATTATGGTGATGCAAAAATTCCAGGAAATTTCTTTTGGCAAACAGGAAATACTTCTAATGTTTATAATTCATCTAGAAATGTTGCTGAATTAACAGATTACGGCGATTTAAATATTAAAAGATATTATAGTACAGATAATGATTTTTGCCAAGGTAAATTTTTACAAATACACAGATCGAGTTGTACTGAATATAATACACCAGTATATTTAAATCTTGATAATATTAATTATGACTATCAGACATCTGGTAGTTTAGCGTATCATAATTTATGTCAATTAAGAGGAAGTGTAAAAGGCGTCGATTTTACTTGCCAAACAAATAGTGGATTATCAAATGGCACAGGTTATTTAGTGTTTAATCGTTTTGCCGATCTTCAAATGACAAATGTTGGTGGCACAACTTATGTTAGTGGTGAAACATTTGGATCAAGAGTATTTTTCCAGTTATGGAATTCAACAACCAACAATTATAAAAATCCATCAGATATAGATTTAACAAATTATTGTTATGTATCTGGAGCTTTAACTGGTCAAGGATTTTTTAATTTAAAAGCTCGTAGATCTAATACCACTGTAAATGAAAAATTTAATGGCGCTGCAGCAGCTTTAGATTTCTTGAAATTTCAAAATATTGGATGGGTTGCATATGCTGTTACAGGAACAACTAATCCGGCAGTCACACCTTTAAGCGGTGCTAAAAATTTAAATACAATGATCAGTTATTTTATTGAATCAGATACTGATAGCGAAGCTGGTACATATATAAATCAATAATAATGAGTAACTTTTTAACATTTGAAGAAAATCAAGTATTGATAAATAATAATCTTTTTCCCGCAAATAGTGTTAGTTTGCAAATGAATGCTAACACTGTTCCGGTTAAAGATATTTATGGTAATCTGCTTTATTATTCACCAACTGGACCGATACAAGGTACTGTTGGTTTGAATTTTTTTTTAACTGGTACTTTGCCAAGTTACTTTCGATTAGAAAATCAAGATGAAACACCTATTAAAATAGCATTTAATAATATAGTTATACCTGATTGTTATCTTACTAATTTAAGTTTTTCAGTTAAGCCTTTTGAGCCTATTCCAGTACGCGCAGATCTTGTTTTTTATCATGGAATTCGCGCTTTGAATACATATCCTTTGATATTAAATGAACAACGAATAAATATTCCCGCAAATGGTATTGCTTATTCTAATAGTTTATTTAATTCATCGCTGAATACTTTGATGGGAACCTCAAGTTATATTTTGACAGACGATAGATCTTCATTCTCGGAAAATCCTGTTGATTTTATTGTTACTGATTTCGATTATCAATTTTCGGTAGAACGTGTTCCAGTTCTAAGAGTTGGTGATACTTTTCCATTGAGAGTTGCAATGAAAGAAGCGAATGCAGAATTCACGATTACGTCTAACAACCTTGATGGTTATTTAGATATACATGGTAATACTGCAATATTTTCTGCTGTATTAAAAGATAATACAGACTTGAATGTTAATGATACTGTGAATTTAACTGGTATAATAGTAGATCAAAGTTATGAAATAAGTGAAGATAATTATGGTTTGAGTAAAATAAAGATGACTCAAGCATTAAATAGAAAACGTACGCCAGTTACAATACCAATGGAGGTTAGCGATCCTAATATAGTTACTCCTCCAACAGTTAATACAGTAAATCCTATTGTAATTCCAGGATCTTCAGTAATAACTACACAAATTATTAAAGAGGAAAGACCAAACCGAAATGATCCAGAACAAGGCACAGGAACAACTCCTAATCCTGAACCTGAAAAGCCAGATGATTATATTTATTTTACAATATTATTTGATTTACAAATAAATTTACTATTTAATAATGAGCCTGTTGTAGAAGAGATTTTATTAGAAAAACCTCCTTTTGGATCTACAACTCTGAAGGTTGGAGCAAATTCTTATAATGCAAAGTTTGAAGTTTTAAATCAACCAAATAGAATAAATAAATTAAATAAAATATCAAATTTTGATAGTTATGTATTAGATAATGTATTAGGTTGTTCTTTTAGAGTTGATGAAAATTTTAAAAATTATTTTAGCTCTAGTGATTTATTTAATAAATTGGTAAACGATAACGAAAATGCATTTTTTTTCAAATTCAACCATGCAAAACTACAACAAATACAACGTTTTCTTAACTATAATGAGTTAAATGATATTATTACTGAAGCAATAACTCCAATTGGTGGAAATGGAAAAAAACAAACCCCATATATAATTAAAATGCCTTCTGGTAATTGCCACTATGTAGTGTTTTTCGTAGGCCAGCCTCCTTAATAAATGAAAGCTATAAACGATTATAGAATATTAATGCCAAACGTCCCGTATTACGAGACGGGTATTGCTTTTAATGAATATGAAATTGTTTATTATACTGGAATAAATCCTGGTACATATACTGACAACACTGTTTCGCCGCCAATTACTCAAACTGTTCAAAATCCTTCCGCAAATGAAACTGGTTATTATTATCTTAAAAAAGCTATGTATCCAACATCTGGTAAAAATGTTTTTTGGACAAGACCAGATAGTGATTTAAATATTATTGAACCTTCGGTAGACTTTTATGATTGGTGGGTTCGACATTTTTTCTTTACACCAACATATGGTTCTTCAGTTGAATTTTCAGCAAATTATTATGAAAACATGTTTCAAGATAATTATAGATATATTCTTGGAAAAAGCGAAAACGTTGTTCAGGTAAAAGCTACATTAAATTATCAAGGAATTACAGATAATGAAGCTCGCGCATTGAATCATTTTTATCAAAATTATTTTACTAAAACTGGTTCATCATATGGTCAGGGAATGAAGCCTGTTGAAATGAGTCTTTTTTATCCTCATGATAAAACAAGACCTTTTTATTTAAAATCTATAAACAATGATTTAGAAAATGTTGACTTCAATAATATAAGTTTAGAAGTTGAATCGCCGTTTATTTCTTTGACATCTTGGAAAGAAAAATTAATACCATTCAATAGTTCTGAGAATTATTATTATAATGACAAAATATATAATAAACATGATTATGTTTTTGCGTATAAAAATCCTACATTGTTTGAGAGAAGATCATCTAAAGGTTTTTTTTATCATTCAGGTGATACATCATCAGTAAATATAGATCCGTATCTTACTGATCCAAATAACAATTGGACACAAAAATTTTATTTTTCTGCTGATTTAATTGAAACATTGAATTTTGAATCTTCAATGTATAAAAATGATTTAGGTAATTTTTATTTAAATCAGTCTGTTGGATTGAATCCTAATTTTTTTGATCTGCAATTAAGTTTTAATAATAGAAATGATAAAGAAGCTAAAGCGATTTTGCATTTCTTAGAAAATCATAATGGATTAGATCTTTTTGAATATGATATGTATCCTCCATATACAGGAACAAGAGCTTTTTTTTGTCCAGAGTGGAGTCATACTTATAATTTTGCTGACAATCATACTATAAAAGCAAGATTAATTGAATCAAAATTTGATTACATAACAAATGAAAATTTTGACAGCTCTCTCATTCCATCTGGTATAGATTTTGAATTTGTTCCAGAAGGTTTCTTAAAAAATAAAACAGTAAAAATTAAAAATAATGAAAATAAACCAGTTACATATACAATAAGCGCTGATTTATTTGACGAGTCCACAACGTCATTAGGAAATATTGATGTAAAATTTGTTAGAAAATTTTCGCCGCAATCTGATTCTCAAACTGCTCAAGCTGGCGGTTTTGTAAATTATGATATACTTTGCGATTTAAATAGAAAAAACGCTTTAAATCAGGGAGGCCCACCGAATTTTAAATATACTGGTTATTATTTGTTTACACAAGAAAAAGAAAACGCTGGTATTATTTCTGATGTTGATTTAAGATTAAATTTTTCAGGAACATTTTCTGAAGTGGAACAAACAATAACTACTCCTTTTTTAAGTGGAGTAAAAAGATGTATAACAAGTCCATTCTACGATTCTGAAAGTAATCAAGTATGTTTCAAAACAAGATTTACAATACCTGAATCAGGATATTATTATAATAATTTTTCTGGTCGTTTAACAACTACTTCAGGAAATTTTGTTGCGGCACAATTTACTGGTTCATCTAAAGACGTTTCTTTAAATAATAGTACGAATTTATATGAAATTGGAACTCCAGGTTCAAGTTTTTTTGAAATGGATTTTTGTGGTATATCTTTTGGTGTTGATTATTATATAAGAATTAGCGGTTTGAACACTGATTATCTTGGCGCAAATTCTGGTGATTATGTTTTTGCATCAGGAGTTAATAAAGTTACCGATCCCATAAATAATGATCAAGTTATATCAGGTTTAACAACTGGAAATCTTAAATATTTTAATATAAATCCTCCATCTATAAGAATAGATAAAGGTATCGAAACTTTAAATATTTATAGTGAAACAGCTCGTTTTTTTGATTTATATAAATATATTGAAGCCAAAGCTAGTTTTGGAACTTTTTTTAATCTGTATTCAGGCATAAGAATAAACTTTGATAGTGTTAATTATGGTCCGTTCAATGCTGATACACAATTAACTGAGTATAATACAGGCACTTTTATAATCACAGGTGATTATTCTGCAATGCCGTCTGGAATTATTTTAAATTTTAAAAAATCAAACGTAATTGGTAAAGGAGGTAATGTTTATAAAACTAAAGATACTAATAATCCTGTTTATTCTGGAAGAAATGCTTTTTATATAAATTGTAGTGGTGTAATAAATATAAATAAAGATTTAGAATCTCTTTTTGCAGCTGGTGGTGGTGCAGGTGATAATATAGTTTTAACTGATATAGTTCAATATCCGGCAACGCCATCTATTAATAAATATGGAAAATTAAAAGAAGATTTCAGTAGTAATGATTCAAAATTTTCTGTTTTGAAAACCCATTTTAATAAACCCGCTACCAATATTAATGAGAACACATCGTCAACGCAAGGTTCTTCTATATTATACGATTTCTTTGATACAACAAGAGCTCCATCTCCATATCAAGTATTTGGAGGAGCGGGTGGTGGATTAGGAAAAGGTACTGGAATAGGTAATTTCATATTTGTAAACGATGCTAATGATTTAACGGCTTCGAATAATTATAATTTAAATTGTATCGTTGAATATGCAAAAGTTTTATATCCTACACCTGAAGGTGATTAATATTTAATAATATGCCATTAAATTTATCAAATAGAACAGTCTCTTTATATGGTATTTCTTTACCAGAACAACCAGGTAATTCTCAATTACCTGCCAATACGCAATTAATTAATTTAATTGGAGGTCTTGGCGGTGATGTTGGAGAAAAAAGTTATAAACCACAAGTACAATTTTCTATAGGTGTTGGCGAAATAGATACATCATCTCCATTAGATGTTCAAACAAATGGGCCATTTTATACTAAAGAAATAAAAGAAGAAAATGATTGCGGCAATGCGATTAGAATTTTATATACGAATTCAAATAAATCAGAAGTAAATATAGGTTATTTAAATTCTAATTCAGATGTTGATATTTATACTCCATCAGATAGATTAACATTTTCCAACTTATATAAAGCAGATGCATCATCTAAAACTGCTGGTGTACCTTTAGCTAATGACGCACCAGTTAATAATTTCAATATTTTGACAGATGGCACTGAAAATGTTTTAGTTGTTCAAGATACCGAATTAGGTTTGAATAAAAATTATCTTGATTTTACTTCAGCAATTCCTGGAAATTTCTCGACAAAATTTTTGAAAAAAAATGTTAGTGAAGCAACAGAATCAGAATCTGTTTTTAATGTTTTTGTTAGCGAAATAGATGTTAATCTAGGATATGTTTCATATATAACATTAAAAATATCAAAAGATGATTTGATGAGCGCAAGTGCTAATATCATCAATTTAACAATTTCAATACAATCAGGCAAATTATTTTCAGCTAATGATATTATCAGAGTTCAAGATTTATCTAATGCAAATAATTTTGCAATAGGAAAGGTAACTGCATATTCGACAACTAGTTTAACTGTTGATTTTAATTCTAGAAATATTCAACTTGATTTACCAGCTGGTTCATCTGTTTCTCTTGATGCTGTCAATCATGGCTGGGGACATTCTCACTGCATATCGACAATGTTTTCAGAAATTGGAGGATCAGAAACTTTCGATTCTTTACGAAGAATATATACTGCTGGTGGAAGTTTAGGTTTTAGATTTCTGCATAAAAGATCGATTACAAATAATGATATAATTGATTATAATAATCGAATAGATTTTTTCCGCAACAATTTTGTTCAAATTGGACCTGATAATCAAAATGAATTGACTAGTTTTAATTTTCCATTTGATAGAATAGGTTCTAGAAACTATCTTAAGGATCAATATGTTAGTAAAAATGAATTAATCTCTAAAAATAAATTTTCTATTATTTCTTATGGTTTTTACAACGAAAATAATTCGTATAAATATTTCAATGGTTATTATAAAAATTTTCAAACAAAAGAAATTTCTTCTGGTCCATTACTAAAAGATTCTAAAAATTATTTATTGTCCGTAGGAAATGGCGCATTTAGAGATAATAATAACGATTTTAGACCTTATTATACTCACAAGCTATATGAGGTTTTATCTTATAGAAATTTACAATATATGAATACATATGAACCCCAAAAGATAATCATTGATAATTTAATTTCTAAATATAAAGAAAAAACTTTTTTTAGTAACTCATCTGAAATTCAAACCACAACTGATATATATTATTCTGCAATAGATAGACCAAATATATTAGGAAAAGTTGGAAAAATAATATTATAATTATGTCTGACGTAATCTCAACAACAGCATTAATAGATTTAAATTCAGATTCGTTTGTCGATTTATTCGAAATTTATATCGATGGAACAGTTGGCATTTTTAGATTTCATGCGGGTAAAAATTTCACAAGAAGTATACTTTTTAAAGGAAATGCTTATATTCCAATACCTGTAGATTTTAGCGGTTTTGAATTTTCAGCTGATGGAAAACAAAATAGACCCACAATAAAAGTGGCTAATATTGATGGTTATATTACTGATTATATTAAAAATAAAAATGATTTAATAAATTCTAGGCTTAAAAGATATAAAGTTTTTGTTAGAAATTTAGATGATGAAAATTTTAGTGATAAAGTTAATCCATTTTTCGGATATAGAAGAAAAAGAAATGCAGTATCTGGATATGGTCAATCTTTCTATGAAGATAATTATATTATAAATAAAAAAACTCAAGAAAATAAATATTTTATTGAATTCGTTTTGAGTAGCCCTTTGGATTTAGAAAATCAATCGATTCCAAACAGAAAAGTTTCAGATAATTTATGTCCGTGGGTTTATCGTGGTTGTGGATGTAATTATGGAAAAATACCTTGGGACCCAATAGGAGGTCAAAAATTTAAAATAGCTAATTCAGCTACTGTAAAAACAGAGGCCAATATTTGGGGTTCTACGAAAAATAATGAAGGAGTTCCTGTAGCAGATGAGAATAATAAAGAATTCTATTCGCCTTTTGGTTATAATCTTACTCAAATCGAATACAGAGGAACATATTCGAAAAATACTGCACAGTATAATCCAGGAGATTTTGTAAAATATATAGACTCTGTTAATTTTGATTTTTTTGGTAGTGATAATCAATTTACAGAAGATAATTTATCTTATTCATTTTATGTGTGTATAAAACTTAATGGTTCTACCCTTGCAGAAATTGGCGCTAAAGATCCAAAATTATTTCCTGAGTTTTGGATAAAAGATTCTTGTGCAAAAAATCTGCGAGCTTGTAAACTAAGATGGCAAAATCATGGAAAAGGATTACCATATGGTGGATTTCCAGGAACAAGACCTTTTGATTACACAACTTGATCTTTTTAATAATATACGGCGATATTGTATTGAAAATAGTCCATATGAATCAGGGGGGTTAGTTTTAAAAGATAATGAAATAATTTATTGCGCTTCTAAACATAAAGATGCTCTTAATTATTATCCAGATGACATATTTTATTTATATTTAAGAAAGCCAGAAAATATATCTTTTAGTTTTCATAGTCATCCTGATTCGCCATATCCATCAGATAATGATATTTTTTTTATTAAAAATTATGATGTTCCGCTTATTATATATAGTTTAAAGTTAAATACGTTTTTAAGTGTAAATATAAAAAATGAAAAAATTAATCTTACATGGTTTATTGAAGAAGCTGGCTTGTGGAAATTTAATGGTAAAAGCTGATAATTTCAATGACATCATTAAGTGTTTGCAAGTTAATTTTCCTAAATTAGGAATTAAGATTAAAAAATATAACAATATCTTTGATACTATAATTGTAGTTGTTGATGATAATATAGTTTCTCATGCTGAAATGTTAAATGATGCCATAAGAAATGGCAAAACGATAGAACTTTTACCAGTTCAAGTGTTTTCTATTTTTACAGCAGCAGCTACAGCCACAATGTTAACAAAAGCTTTGGTCTTTGTTGCTAATGTTGTTGTGATATCAGCTATAAGTTTTGGTATAAGTTTCTTGATTTCTAAATTATTAACTCCAAAAGATCCAAAACAAGTAAAAACTTCATCCTATATATTAAGTGGTAAATCAAATGTAGCTGCAAGAAATACGCCTATTCCTATAGGATATGGTAAATTAAGAGTCGGCAGTTTAATTGTGAGTACATACGCACTTAATTATGATTTTACTTCACTTGATGCATCAGCTGGAGCCGGTAGCAGTATAGGATATCCGAGTCCAATAGGTGTTGGAAAAACTTTGATAAATTAATAATAATGCAAATTTTTTTACATATATACTAAATGACAAACCCAGCTGTTATAAATTCATCTTTTTCTTCTAGACAGCAAACTGCAACTGTTTTGGGGAATGTCGGCAGTAATATATTACCAACATATACTTTAGGAGAAGGAGGATCAAGAATTATAACTTATTTTATTAATAATAAACATACATTATGTCCATCTATTTTAAAAACTACAAAAAATATTACATTGAATACTAAAGAAAATTCAGCTTTACAATCAACATCAGTCGTTCATATTCAAGATTTAATTTGTGAAGGTCCTATTTTTGGATTAATTGATGATAATGGTTCAGATTTAGTATTATTTGATAACGCCCAAAATAACGAAGATAATTTAAAAGGTGTGTTTTTTAATGATGTTCCTGTAAAAAATTCATTTAATAATACCTTAAATTATAGCCGTGTTTCAATGGTTGGAAAAGTCGGTTCTGAGTTTCAAAACTCGATAACGCCAAATGCTACGAGTTCATCTCTTTTTTCAACTTCTTCAATAGGTATAACAACTTCTTTTGATAAAAATTTGTTTAATTTAAGTCAAAATATAGTTAAAAATTATTTTGCTGTTGGTACGGATTTTTTATCTAGTAATTCGTCTCATAATCATTTTAGTTACTTTGCTAGAAAGATTGGGCAAAAACAAGAAAATTATGGTTCAAATATTACAACTTCGAACAATTTAAATTTATCTATTTTCAATGACAGCGTATATGAAGAATGTTTTGGAGTAACATATGAAGTTAAAGATGAAAATGCTGATTTTGTAGTAATAACTTTAAAAGTAAACGCTTTATATGGAACTGGTAGTAATGGTACAAAAAGAAATTTTTGTTTTTTTGGTATAAAATTAGGATATAAACAAAATCCTGATTTCAATTGTTATTTAGTTCATAGAGTTGTAGGTATAGCAACTTCTCCATATCAATTTGATCTTGTTTTCGATATTAAAGATTTTAATAAATCTGGTCAGCTTTATTTTAAAATTTATAATTTCACTACATCACCTGGTCCTACAAATCAAAAAACTGTATCAAATGTAGGAGTAGGGTCTATTACTGAGATCATTGATAGTAAATTCAAATATCCGAATTCTGCTTATTATTATACTACTATGGATGCTAGAGGTTTTGGTAATATCCCAACTAGATCTTATAATCTAAAATTATTACAAATAAAAGTTCCTGAAAATTATGATTCAGACGCAAAAACATATTCTGGATTTTGGAGTGGGGAA